TGCAGCTTATCAAGCCTGTCCATGAGCCCAACTTCAAGATTATTTAAAGTCTTGATGAGGCCGGCAGTCTGCTCCCTGGAAGTATCGGGGGCGACATCATATGGATAGAGTTTAAATAACTCCCTTTCCATATCACGGAAGTCCTGTTGCAAAGATATAAGCAACGGATCCGTAGAGCTAGATTCCCGTTTAGGGCTAGTCTCTAACTCTCTTTCCTCATATTCCATCTGAGGAAACAGTGCCTTGCGCTCAAAGATTTCTTTGAGATCGCCAAGACTGAGTCCATCTACTTCATTAATAATAGAAGCAAGATGTCCTACCAGCGTGTCCAGTTCAATATTGGAAATCTGCTGGTTTAGTGTTACCTTGGATAAAATATCCTTGATATCACTACCGCGACCATAAGGTCTCGGGACAGAATTGATCAGAGTAATCAATTCTGACGGAATGCCCGAACTGTCTAAATAGTTCGAGAGTACTTCCTCGCTCAGGGTGGCATAATAATCCATTCTCGAAGCGATTGTCTGGAGTGGCGTGAATTCTTTATCTTCACGTCTCAGAATCTTCTTCTGCTGGTAAATTCCATCAGGAGAGATAAGCTTGCTACACATTTCTGCATAATGCATGGATGTGATGCACTTGTCCTCGGAGCAAACTACTCCGAGACCCTTCATAATGCGGCGGTAAGCCTCATTTGTAGGGGTGTCCCAGATGACAATATCGTCACCTATGACACGACATGGGATACGGTTAAGGTTAATCCGATCCCAAGCAAGATTATGTGCCCATTTAAAGGCAATACTTGCTACCATCCCGTTTGCGAAAGATGCTAACGGAAATGATGGTTGTGTACCCTGTGGGGTACCAGCTCCATAGCTTATGGATGAGCCCTGGAACTGATAGGAGCCATGGCAAATAATGTCCATGACTTCTATATCAAAAGGTTTTATTAAACCTTTCGACCCGAGATTTACAAGAATTTCTCTTTGTAAACCTTCGTAAGGTAATCTGTCGGTAAAATTCTTCATATCGACAGAATAGAATGTACGAGGTTTATTAGCCTGACATTCTCTCAGTTTATTTGAGATAAACTGAGTTGTCCCTTCGTGCGAATCTACGCCCTGAACGGACCATGAAGAGTTACAACTCTTCAGAAACTTTCCTAACGCATTGCTTGCGCAAGCAAGGAATAAGTTTGGATTTGCCACAACCCGCAATTTCTTACCGGGTTCTGGTATAATAGAGATGTAGCCGATATCTTGCGGCCCCGTCTCTGGTTTGTCGAAATGGAATCTACCATTCCGAACATCCACTCCTGTGAAAACGGAAGAAATCACAGAATTTGGATCGAGTTCGATTAATTTACGAACTCTAGGATCCCTAAGAAAACGGATACAGTTATAAGCTGTTATCTGGTTCCTAGTAACCCTCCTATAACGAGTCGCATCATTGCGCCCGTCCAGGCTGACGTATGACATCTTTTCGGGGTTTGCGAAGACTCCGATTAGAGTGACATACTCTCTCGGCACATCTTTTAAGAATGCCCGAGGACGGAAGAAACGGTCAAGAAATGGGCCGATCTCCCGCTGCACCTGCTGGACCAAGTCTATGTCCCAGTTAGGTGGCTGCGTTATTGACGCATAAATATCGTCAATTTCGCTTCTTGAAGTAGCCGGGGTACTCCTGCCGGTCTTCAACTTCATCATCGCGGCCAGATATGAATCCCTGGTCGGTGAGGAAGAAAGTGAAAATACTGTATTTAACAGTATATCACTCGTCTCGGGGATGAGACGTAGCTGTCCATCTTCCAGCTGTTCGTCGGATAAACGGAATTTACCGCATCTCACGACTTTCAGAGAGTTTTCTTCAATGACTCTATTCTGAAGAAAACAACCTACTGCATATCTAATATCTTTGCAGTAAGCATAGAATAAGTCGTCTGGCAATGAATTGATCCAGCCGATTCTTCTGGCTAAAGCATCATCGGGAATTAAACCCGAAAAGAGTGCTTTAAGATGGGTGCATAAGTTGTACTCCTTGGACATGATAACCTCCCGCAAGGGTGGTCCATGCTAGGTAATACACATGCACGAGATGTTAGTCTGTACTCAGACCAGAGCATCTGCCCTTGCTTGTATAATAATACAAGCACGTCGCGAACTTT